TTTTAATCTAAATATCCAATATAATCATGGTGGCATTTGATAAGTCTGAAGTTCAGGCAGACAACGAAAAACAGTTCCACTGTCATCCTTTACAAAATGTTTGTGATGATGCCCGAAAATCCAAAGCTTCGGCCTGTGAATGTCAAGCAACGATTGTAATCCCATTCGAGTAAAGGAACGGTCATGAATCAAAAAGTATCCTTCACAGATTGATTGTGGGCAATCGTGAGTTACGACGATTTCCGGCTTTGTCTTTTCGTAAAGAGCAATTGCATCGTTGAATTGTTGATGAGTCAATTCCTCATTCCTCCACCAGTCACGCCCTTCAATTCGTTGATCCTTGTCGATGGAATCTGCACCAGCAACAAAGAAAATGTTTTCAAAAACTCCAAAGTCACCAAGACATTGAGGATGGGCATTACACAATTCAGGACTATCATGGTTTCCACGAAAGAAACGGATGTTTGACTCAATCAGAGATGGGTCATAGTCATACATTTCACCAAAGCCAAAACCAAAGTCTCCAACTTGGAGAATGGTTTGATCTTTATTATTACGGGCGATTTTATTTAACTCCTTATATCGCCCGTGTATGTCGCCAACAATTATCATCGTAGTAGAGTAACAGTTTTTCAAACAATGTCAATCATCTTTTCTAAAATCCACCCGCCCCATGTCCTGAAAAACTGCCGATACTCTCTCTTCGCTTTCTATAAAAAGTTGAACAGGAATCCAACAAGGATTTCGGAATTCTTTTTCAGACACTCGCCCCTTTCCAATCATGGTTTCAAGGTCAACGATGAAAGTAATTTCGCCGCCGGGAACATGTTCATCACCCGTGATTTTGGTGGCGGTCAAAATGTTGTCAGAACATATTGTGAACTTGACAACCTGATCGAATGATGCACGATAATGACCTATCCACTCGCCACTGAGTTTAGATAGATTAAAAGTCATAGAAATTTAAGGGGACTCATTCCCCTTTGTGTGTTAGCCGACTCGTGCGATAAGTTCCAGGAAATTGGAGCGGAGCTGATTCCAATCCTTGTTGGAGAGGGTTTCGCCCTTGCGAGTGACGGAGTAAATGCCCTTCTGATTAAGTCCGGCGTTCAGATGGAGCCAACGGAGTGCTTGATTGCGTGTCATGGTTTTATTTATTTGTTGTTGTTGACTGTGGTGAAACTTATCAGATTCTACTTGAATGTCAAGCGGCCATTTTCTCGGCAATCGATTCGACTTTGGCCTGGTCGGAAATTTCCGACAGCTGACGCCAGTAGCGAGGCATTTTCTTGAACACGATGACCATCTGCTTGTCGCTCATCCGGTATCCCTTGAGAATCTGCTTACAGAAGGAGCTGAGGATTTCCGCGTCACATCCGGAGAATCCAACCTTGTTGTGCTCGTGAGTGACACCAGCGGACTGTTCAGAGGCAGTCTGGAACTCGTAGATTTTCAACATTCCCTTGACGGCCCAAGTCGCGCTGGTGGAGAGTTTCGATTTGAAGAGGTTCTTGATTTCGTTCTTTGTCATGGAGTATATTAACATATTGAAATGATTTGTCAAATGATTTGTTAAAATAATCCATCGATTTATTTAACAAATCTATATCGTTAACGTTTTTGTGGTGGTGCCGATACCCTACTCTTGACGCCCTTTACGGGTCTGTCTCATCAACGTGTTAATATAACAAATGCCGATGAAATGTCAAATGAATTATGATTTCTTTGGAGTATATCGAAAGACGAAATAGGGATAATAGTCATTCGCTGCTTCCGTTCCAAACTGAAGCCAACAATGTCCGGAGTCATCAACAAACTGATATCCGATGTATGAATCCTTGATAGTTACATCAACGATTGATTTACGGAAGAAAATCAGATTCTTGACATCGGATTCAAGTTCCACGGAACCAAGGTAGGAACGATATCCATCGGCCGGATCTTCGACTGCCTGAAAAATCGTGTTGTTGATCTTGAAACAAGTGTCGCATACTCCGTAAAACTTCACTTTTTTATCAACTAAATCTTGGAATTTGGTAACTTTCACAAAGAAGAATTTACCACTATTTATAGGAATGTCAAGAAGGATGATGGTCAATCGCCAACAGAGGATAACGAAAAGAACCAAGTCGTTGAATGTCACCATCGACAAGAGCCGGCATGCCAAGAGACAATCGCATCTCATTCACTTGAAAAATCTTGCCAGTGTCAACGCCGGCTTTGTAAATCAACATGGAGATGTATTGTTGACTCAAATCAGATTGAAAATACTGTAGCCAAACTTTGATTTCTGGCCATTTCTTTAATTCCCAAAGCACCCAACTTTCGTCACGTTTCGTGGCGTAAAATCCATTATCAGACATAAACTCTATTTGCTCTTTACAGACTTTCGGTTCTGCCGAAAGCATATCATAATAAGGATTTGTGTCAATCTGATTAATCATATCTTACACAATACTCCAACAACCTTCGGTGGTCCATTACTTATATCCAAATCAATTCCTTGGTCAGCGAATAGTTTTTTTAATTCATCCAAGGATCTAACCGGTGACTTTAGAGACTTATTTGGCTTGAATGTCAAGCCTGCATTTACTCCCCTGGCTCTTCTTTCTTCGATGGAGAGTTTTCTTGTTTCCTCGGCTTGACGTTTTTGATTACACTCGAAACACGCCAATACATTTCTCCTTTCGTTTGATTGGTTGTGTAACCATCGACTTGGATTATAACGAGATATCAAATGATCTATCGTCGCCATTAGAGGCTGTGGATTTCCTTTGATTTCCTTTTCATTGGTCAGGAGTGTTACTTCTCCGCACCAATGACATTTGGGATTCTTATTCCAAAGGTGGAGTTTGTGTTTTCTGTGGCTCATTATTAGGAGGAGGTAGAGGTTGAATAAAAACTATTCTTGAAACCAAGACGCGGAACACCGCGATTAGAAAAACAACTGCAACCCATGATTCAATGTTGTATGAAATGTGGAGATTGAACAGATTGTTTAACGACCAACAAATTCCCAATGGAGTGATGATGACTGTCAGCAATGAAAGAATAAGAGTCACAACGTTTCAAGAATCTTTTGGATTTGTTTTTGAAGAACAAGAACATCCGTGATAACCTCAATCACTCCGGCCTTGTCGCCTTTGATGACGATGACGGTTTTGTTATTGAGATATCCTGTTCGGAGAAGAAATCCACAAACGGAATCAATGTCATCGAAACTGTTGTAAACTTCAGCCCGTTTATTCAAAACCAAGAATTTGTGTCTGTTCATATTTTATATTAGTCTATAAAGAGTGATCTGTCAAGGAAAACGTAACCTAAAGAATTTTCTTGGCAAGGAATTCGTTACGATGGTTCTGAACATGTTGTTCGTGAAAACAACAACGCCTGGCTCAACAATCCACGTAGGACTTTCTATATTTGTTTTTGAGGTTAATACATAACCTTGATAATTAGTTGCCCATTTAATTAAAAAAGTGTTGCTGGTATTCACGGAAATCATGAAGTTCGTTTCTATATAATTTATAGGAACCGGAAAAATAGGAATCCACTTGACCGCATCAAGGTCAACCAAGTCTCCCTCGGCAAAAGTAGAGTTATCCCTCGCCGTCCACTTGAATTGAAGTGTGGCACCATCGAGCGGCGGAATCAACAATTTTACATCAGTCCACTTTGACGCGAAGGATGTATTGGTGTAAGGAGAACCATTGATATAAAAAATAACGTTGTTTCCACTCGTCATGGAAGCGCCCCAGCGAAACCTAAGACTGTGTTGCACGGGCATTCCATTCGTCCAGAAATGATTTGTGACGTTGACCCAGAGACTTGAGGATACACCCGGTCCAGGGATTGAGAGTGACGTGAAGGCAGTCTGGCCGCCATCAATCGGGCTGCAACAGCCAAATTGCCACGCACGAGTGGACGACGTGTTTGCATCGGTAATCCAATTCGGACCGAATATCGGGACACCGATGAAACGAGGTTCATTCAGCGGCGGCATCGGAGGAGAAGCCGATATCTGAAGAACATAAAAACACAACCACGCTGCGATTTGAATTTTCATTTTATTTTTTTAAGACTTGATACAGGAGTTTTTTCAGATCATCGTCTGCGAGTGGCTTGTTGTCAAGCAACTTGAAACAGAAAGAACCGCGATTCGTTTCGCCATAAGCAGAAAGAATCTTCTGAGCTTGGTCACGACGAGTTGACATGGAACGAACTTCATTAACAAATTCGGTCATGTGCGCCACAATCTTGTTGACTTCTTTGTAACCGTCACAGATACGGCTCATGTCACCTTGAATCTGATTTGCCAATTCAAAGTCGAATTGTTTCGCAACGTGAGTATAAAAAGTCTGATAGTCAGGACGATTCATGGTGAACCAAACGTCAATCACTTTGTCGAAAGAAGCCAATTCCGACTTCATGTGATGAAGAGCGAGATACCATGCCGATTTGACTTTGTGCAAGGCCTGGCCCTCTTTGGAATAGATAACCACGCCCTCTTTACCCTTCCAGTTGTCAATGTCTCGCAGGTCATCAATGGAGCCGAAAGTATAAGTTTCAGGCCGCTTGATGCCAAAATCCTTCGCGACGTTATCTAATTCAATTTGAAGCCAAAGAGAGTAGTCTTTGTGTTCAACACCACCAACCAAACGCCACTCAGGCGTATCGCCATAATTCAAAACAATCCTCTGAAGCGGAGAAGTCCATTCAAACAAATAGGAATAATCCCAAGTTTCAGTAGAGTCGTTCGCCGCTAACTTTGGCAAAATAGTTGATTTGAATATCTGCAATTCATGTCCATTGTTAAGTGTGGATGCATCCGTAGTTCCACGGGTTCGGAGAACAAATTCTCCTTTGTATTTCGAGACAATGAGAAGGGATCCGTCAAGCTTTTCAGTGATGACACAATCACGAATATTGGTAGGAACAGGAAAGTGTTCAGGGTTCTCGCCCCAGTTCACAAACTTTGGAAAGCCAGCAGAAATCAATTCGCCTTCGGAATTCCATACAGAAGAACGAAAGTGTTTGTTGGACTGTGTCCACTTACATCCTATATGTTGAGGCTGAACCAAATAGACGGCCTCTCCACACAGAATATGTTCGTGGACCATGAACTGTGTTTCATCTATTTCTTTTAGATTTATTTTCATTTACCAACGAACAATACCGTAAAAAAGTCTTTGTGTCAAGGTCATTCTTCATAATGTTTATATCCTTATGAAGCCATTGAACATTTCCCTTGACATATCCTTTGTTTGAATTTATTCTATCGAGTGAAGCGGTTCGTTTGTTGGTTTTTTTACATTTATTTTCCATCCCTGTTCCTTCAAAACCAATTTCGAGTCCGGTCAATGCACATTTACGATTTTGTTTGAGGAAAATATTCCAAAGATATTTAATCGTGATGTTAAATTCTTTTCTCTTTCGATTGAATTTTCCTCCGCCTTTTGCTCCTCTTCGGATGATGCTAAATACATCCATAGGTATCTCACCATACCCTTTGAAGAATGGCGAATCCTTTCCTCTACGTTTTCTTTTATCAATCACCATTATTGAATCTTACCATTTTTAATGAGATTGGCGAATTGTTAGTCGTTGAGTCTAACTAACTTGAACACCATCCACCGATTATCCACCACTTCGCTCCGTCGAATTGACACGAGACGGCGATGCCGTGATTCCACTTCTTATGGTTAGTTTCGATGTAATCGTATGCACCTTTAGCGGTTGGAAAA